AATGTGGTTAAGTACTGCTTTTTGTTCATCTGTCATATCCTCGATTACGTACTCTTTGTCATCGAAAGTTAAAACAGGCTTTTGTTCTTTTTGTTTTTTAGCCATTATTTAGCTCCTTTGTTTGTTAGTTAAAAAATCTTTAATAGTATTCTACTAATAAATCTATAACTGGGTCTGGGTCAGAGGCTGAATTAGTATTACTACCAGCGTGAGCAATATAAAACCCAACATCTGCTGTTGCCCAAGCTGTTGAATTATCAGTTAAATCTTCATCCTGTGAAATGTAAGTGTCTCCCACAGCTGCTGTTCCACCAGTTGTTCCTAATTGAATAGATGAATCTGCAGCAGGGGCTACACTACTTCTAGTTTTATATCCAGTTGATACACTTGAAGCCGCAATTACTGTTGTAGGAGAATTGACAGCAATTCCAACTGCGTGATTTAAAGTTGATGAAAAAACTACTTTCATTAAGTGGTCAGAATTACCACTTAAAGTCACTACTTTTACTACAACCTTACTAATAAATGATTTACTTGGTATTGTAAAAAGTGCATTTGTATGTGCTGATTTACCAGCTGTATTATTACCTGATGAAAATTCACTTAAAGTAATTCTAGCAGTTTTAAACTTTTTAATTCCATTCATACCGATTCTTACTGCGTATTTTTCAGTAGCAGATTCTGCTAAAGCATAATATCCTAGATATGTATTATTTTCCCCAGTTGTAAGAACATCACCAGCATAAGCTCCGATTGCGGTATTATATTTACCATTCGTAATTTCTTCTAAACATTGATTTCCAACAGCAGTATTATTTGTAGCATTATCAAAAGCATCTGCTAATGCGTATCTTCCGATTGCAGTATTATTAGCACCAGTTAATGCAGAAGCCGCAGCTCCACCTAGGGCAGAATCGCCAACAGCAGTAGAAGAAGAAGCAGTTGTTGCTTTCCAAGCTGCTTTATAACCAATAGCAGTATTCCCAGCTCCTGAAGTAAGAGAAGTAAGAGCAGAGTGACCTATCGCAACTGTACCATCAGCAGTATCATTATTTATTGCATCCCCAGAATTATGACCAATTAATACCATCTCGTCTTGAGTGGTCATTGTTCCACCCGCATTAGAACCTATTATAATATTTTCATTGCCTGTAGTGATTTCGTGACCTGCTGCTGCTCCCAACACAACATTATCAGAACCTGATGTTAAGTCTTGTAAAGCAACCCAACCCATTCCTACATTACCAGTAGCAGTAGTAGTCGTACCAGTTCCTGCGACACCTTCACCAAAAAATGAATTATAGTCTGCTCCAACATCAGTTAATATTGTTCCTACTCCGCTTACAATTTTTTGAAAAGCATCTTTACCAAATACTGTATTACTAGTATTACCATCATTATTACTAAGACTAATTCGAGAGTTGTCATCGAGTTTAAGTCTAGTAGCTGCGGCAGTTTGAAAAAATAAAGCATTATTATCTCCAGTAATTCTACTATTATCTGTTCCAAATTTTAAAAAAGAGTTGCTTTCAATAGATAAGTTACCAGTAACAGTAGCTCCAGTTGAAGCGATACCAAGTATTGCTGTATTATTAATTGAAAGATTTAAAGCCTGACCTGAGGCAGAATTAACTTGTGTACCACCCGATGAGTTTTGTCTAATTGCCCAATTACTACCAGTCGACATATCATAGTGAGATATGTACATATAGTCAGAATCTTTTGCAGTTATTTTTGTTCTACCAAATTCAAAGGTTTGGTCTGCATTAGGGGACGCTGATATTGCACCTGTTGAAGTAATACGCATTCTTTCAAATACTGCTCCACCTGTAGCAGAACCTTTTTCCGCATCACTTGAAGCTGTAGAGAAGATTAAAGCTGTTTCGTTATTAGCAGCTGCAAATGTATCAGTAGCTAATGCGTGTATTGATGCACCGGGTAATATTGCATCTGTTCCGCTAGATTCTAAAGGAGCTTGGAAATTAATTTTACCTAAAACATCATTAGCATCAACTGTTAGTTCTTTTGTTGATAATGTTAATACTGCTCCTACTGTTGTTAAGCCACCTTGAATTTCGACAAGAGTAGAGGGAGTTTTTGTACCGATACCAATATTACCATTTGTATCAATATCAAACCTATGCGCACTAGCACCAGCATCATATATATAAAATTGATTAGCTACATCTACACCACTTCCACCAGTACCTATTCTAAATTCTTTAGCAGCTTTTAATTGTAATTCTGAATAACTACTAGCTACTGTATTTTCAACCATTATAGCTCGGTTATCACCTGAAGTATTTTTTAAGTGTAATATAGTAGTAGAACCGGGAGAGTCTGTACCAATACCGACCTTGCCATTGCTGTTTAAAACTAATTGGTCAGTATCAGCATTTGCCCATATTTTTAATGCATTAGATGAATGGTTATATTCTAATGCACCCATATATTCAGCAGTACCACTTGTGCCATCAGCAAAATATAAAGCACCATAGCTACCTGTACCCGATGCTATTGTTATTCCTGAATTACCACTATCAGCAACTACTAATTTAATTGCTACTGCATTATAATCACTAGGCGAAGTTGTACCGATGCCGACATTCCCTGCTGAATCAATACGCATTCTTTCTGCTGCGTGAGCATTGGATGGTCTAGAATAAAAAGCAGTAAACATAGCATAATTATTATCACTAGTGTTTTCTTTACCTGCTCTAAGAATTGTATGCCTTGCTGTGCCACCACTACTATTATAAATAGTTTTTCCAGCTATTGTAACAAAATTAGAAGCGTGATTATATGCTTGAGCGCCAATTAGTTTAATATGAGCATTTGTACCGCTGTCAGCACTTACAGCAGTTTGTGTAATTTGAACACTTCCTGTTGAAGTAATAGTCATTCTAGTAATACCACCACCAGTACCAAATGTTAACGCATCTCCATTAGTACCGTGACCGTATCTTACAAATCCAGCTGCCGTTGAACCACTATCTCCAAAAAATATATTTCCAAAATTATTAACAGGAGATGATATCGTTATGCCTACATTTGCAGCTCCTTCTATTACTAAATCATCTGCGTCAGCACTAGCAGAACCACCGCTATCTCCAGTTTCAATATGTAATCCACCTTGAATAATTTCGTCATAAACACCATTAGAACTACTACCCTCAACAGTTAAGTCACCACTTATAGTAACGTCACCAGATATTGTACCACCTGCCATTGCTACTTGTAGTCTATTATTAGAACTATCTAATACTGCGTTTAATGTTTCTTTTGAAGATTGTGAGTTTAATCCTATCGTAATACCAGAGGAATCTGTATATACTTTATTTAGGACCTCTTGAGTCGTGAACTTTCGTAAATTATCTGCCATAACTTACTCCTATTTATCCACCGCCACCGCCATTTAGGCACTTAATTTTTATCTCACAGCAAAAGGCGAGACTGGGAAAGCAGAAGATATTATTCTCTTGTTGCTTTCATTGTCTGCTAATTTACTATAAAATTCTTTTATGTAGTATTCTTTTTTATCAATTTCTCCTCTTTCTTCATGAATCATTGCTTTTACATAATCCACTACTGCTAGACATAACATCTTATTAAGATTAATACTAGATGTACTATCGACACTATCAGATGCTACTTCTTTTGGTATTTGCGTAACTGTAATTCTTTCTCCAATTGTTTCAAGTGTTGTAGTACCATTTGATATTTGAAGTTGACCAGCTGCTACGTCAACAGTATAATCACCATCATTACTCAAAGAACCTTGTATTCTTATTTTATCTCCATCTGAAAAACCAGCTGTTACAAAAGGATTAGTAGAATCAGTAATAGTATCCGAACCATCTGAAAAAGATATAGTGCTTGAAGAATATTTAGCAGTTGTAGTTTCTAATGCCTCTGCAACAAATGGTTCGTTTAATGCAGTATATTCTACTCTTAATCCATTTTCAATATTTTCATCTGGATACATTAATTCATTATGATAAGATTGAAGAATGCCAGTTTGAGTTATTCTAGTTCTATTTCTACTTCCTAATAATTTATAAAGTAAAAGTTCTCTACCTCTTAAGTAGTAAAAAAATTCTTTATCTACGTAACTACTCATGGTGATGTATCCTCAAGTAAGTAATGAGGTTGACTAGATATTCTTTTAATTCTTTTATATCTACTATCACTAGTATCTAATATACTTATATTTTCTATTGCAATTAAATCAGCAGGTAATCTATAAACATTATCATCACTATCGGATGCATTTAAAACATCTTGCTTACTTACTTTAATTTTTTCTTTTGTATTACTTTGCATTAAATGGATAGCATCTTTTATGTATGCAATAGTAAGTGTTTCATTTTTAGTACCTACTCTTTCCATTAATTCTAAGATTGTCATTATTTTGCTCCTTGCATTGCCATCGCAGTTGCTAATGTTTTAGGATTGTTTTCTATATAAGATTTTATTTCTGCTAATGCTAAGTTATAATGTTGTTGAGACATTTGACCAAAGTGTGTACGTTCTCCTAATTGAGCTTGTATTGTTTGAATCCTTGCCATTAACATTTCACTATCTTCTTCTGTTCGTATCCAATGTTCTGTTCCCATAGTAGTGCTAGAATCACTATTTACTGAAAAATCTCCTTGTCTAGCAGCTGCCATCATTAATTTTGCAAACTCTTTAAAACAAGCATAATTAATGACTATATTTCTTAAATCAGAATCATCATCTATTTTAGTGTGGTCTATGTATAATGCTTTTGCTGTTTCAGAATTAGTAGGAGTAGGTTTAACTATTATTACAGAACCTTTATTTGTAACTGCATTATCAAAATAATACTTAGGAAATTTAGATGTTGCTACTTTTAAACTTCCAGAACTTGCTTCTATAAAAGGAGCATCTTCTCTTGATACTTCTCTTGCTTCAAATCCATTTCTTGATACACTTAATATACTATCTGTAGCAATTGGTACTACAATATTACCACTAGCATTTCCACCATCACTACTAGGGTTTGTAAAAGTAGAAGCCCATTTTAATAAATCTTTAGGAACATTTGCTACTACAAATTTTTGTCCAGATACAATGAAGTCTGCATCAGCGCTTTCTCCTGTTATATTTGCTATTTCAACTGCTATTCTTGTTGTTGCCATATTTTATTTCCTATACATGGGGGACCGAAATCCCCCACATATATTATTGGTTATTTATTAAACAGTTGAAAATGCAATTGCATCACTTCCATTGCCTAATGCCCTAGCATCTAATTCAACCATATATTCACCTTCACCAATTACAGTTGCAACTAGAGATGAATTTTCACCCCAAGCTGAATTTGTAGCTGCTCCAGTTATTGTGATTGTATTATTTGCTTCTGCAGGTCTGAACTCATCAATAGCAACTCCTAATGCATAACTATTAGCAGCCCATGTATTGCTTGCTCCAGCAGATATTGTAAGTACACCACTTCCAACTAAATCAACTCGTTGCAATATTTTGATTTGCTTACCAACATCGTCTTTGCCTACACTAGCAGGTAAGGTAACTGTTTTAGCAGCTCCATCAAGGAGACACCAAAATGTTTTTCCAAAATCACTAGCATCCATTGCAACAGCTGCTGTGCTATCTGCAAGGTCTGCTCCTGCGTGTTGTCCATAACCTCCGTTACCAGCTTTTAATAAACCAGCACCGTCTTTTTGTTGTCCATATAAAGGCACGTTTTTAGCCATGATTTACCTCCTATTTCCAGACAGCATGAGCTTCAGGCATACGCCATTCCATCCCAGCTTCTGTTTGAATTAAATCAACCCTGCGGTCAACACCACTATTTTCAAGAGTCTGAACTCCAACGTATACTGCTGTATCACGATTCAATCCGTTACCAACCAAAGGTCTGTAAGCACATTGAGCCATGTTAATAGCAAGTATTTTAACTGAAGACCCATCTAAATGAACATTGCGAACAAGATTCATTGCTCCATAAGGAGTATAGACTTGAGTAATATCAAGACCATAAACACCTTTTTTAGATGCAATTTGGAAATCAGCTCTTCCAAGAGCGGTAGAACTTCCTCCAGAACCATCTGCAATTTTTGAAACATTTGCAGAAAAATATCCACTTAGTTTATGCATCCAATTGTATGTATCAGTAGAACACATAAATAGTGTTGCGTTTGCATTGTTGTAACGAGGGTCTAAGAATTGAGACATATCATCAAGAAAGTCATCTTGAGATTTTGCACCAGTTCCACCAATACCAGAACCATCAAAAATGTTTCCGTAGTTAGTACAAAAACTAATTGCACCTTCTGTATATTGTACACCATCTGTTTCAGATTGAGAACCGAACAATAACGCTGTTTCAATATCGTATTTATGTTCAATTAACTTTGTTCTCCAAATTCTTGCAAATTCATTTGGTTCATACTTAAGAACAGTTGCTCTTGTAGTATTATCCATTGCCATTGCAGTTTTGAAGATTTGAGTTAATCCAACAGCGCTTGAGTAAGGTTGGTCTTTCCAAGAATCTGGGTATCCAGAACCTTGAGCGTGAGCAGAACCTACAACATAAGAACGAATAGGTTCTAATTGTGTAGCAATATTTCTATCGTATACTATTTCATCATTAATTGCTCCTCCAGGTCCAAATTCATTAGTATGAAAAGAAGCAAATTCATTATTTGCACTATCAAACTTAACAATTTTACCTGAAAGTTTTACACACTCTTTACTATCTTTACTTAGTCCATCAGTTACGCTATCAACTTTCATTAGATGATAACCATCTGCAACACCATCAGTTGTTGAAGCTACTGGGATTTTCACTACTTGACCAACTAAGAAAAAAGTAGGTCTAGTTCCAGAAGCACCAGCGTCTACTTTAGTTCCTGATTGTCCAATTACACTAGTAATATTACCAGCGGATTTGTAATCAGAAGCCATATAGACTTCAACACTTTGTCCAATAGCGCTAACAGCAGAACCTGTATTTGATTGAAAAAATTCAGAATCATCAAATGTATCTGTTCCGTTTTTTACATGACCCATTACATATGCATATCTTTTATGATATGAATGTCTCTGTTCAGTAAATTTGAACTGAGGGTCATCTGTAGGTTTTTTTGCGACGGAAGAAACAAATCTGAAAAAAGGGTCTTGAGCTATTGAAAGTTCAGAAATCCTATCTCCAAAGTTGTATCTACGTCTAAGGTCACCTGTGCTAGGTATAGTGCTTCCACTATGCCCTGCATCAGGAGAACTTCCGTATGTTTGCATGCCGAAAATGTCATCAGCCATTTGTATACCTCTTTAGTTTGAGTTAATGACTAACAATATAATTTTATATACTGAAAGCCTTTTCTAGTTCGCTATCAGTACCCAAAATCGTATCAAAAACATTATCGTCTGTACTTTTCTCAACAGAAACACTACCTTGTGTTGCAAGTGTGCTAGGTTGAGATTGTACTTCTCTCATCTTATTATGAATTTCTTGTCTCGTTGAATCAGCAATTTCGCTATCTCTGTTCTTACGATTCATTAAGTAATATATATCTTCAAGCTCTAAAGACTTACTTTTAGCAAAATCGGTAAATGTACTCCATTCTTCATCAGACATATCCATCTTTTGTTTGAATTGAGTTTCTTTAGCCATTTTTGCATTTTCAGTTTTTTGAGTTTGTAGTGTATTATTTAAACGACGCTGTACAATACCATCGATTGTAGCACCCATTACTTTTGCAGAATCGGAATCAGGTTGTTGAAATGCCTCTTCAGGGTCAAAAACAAAATCTTCATCAAGATTTAGTTGTTGATTCATTGATTGTGGGGCCTGACCTCCGCCCTCAAAATAATTCCTCACATGAGAAATTAAATTAGGGTCTTCACGCATAGCGTCTAGAATAGGCATATAAGGTTCAATTTCTTTTAATTTTCCATTGAGTCTTTTAGCCTCTCTACTTGAATCGCTATATCGTTTTTGCAAGACTTCACTGTCATCTTGCATTTGAACTTCTACATTGGGGCTCGACTGCGTGTTACCGCTTTGTACCGAGGTTGGTTGTTGTTGTTCGTCTAATATGCCGCCATTAACTTCTCTATCTAGTGATTCAAAAAAATCACTTGAGTTACTCATAACTGCATCTTGTACGTTTGTACTTTCGGGGGCTACTTGAGCGTTACCTACTTGTTCTGACATACTATCTCCTATTTTTAGGTTGTTTTAATTTAGCAACTATAAAATCTAAAATGCAATAATTAAGATTGCTCGTTTTGAGCAACGTCTTGCTTACTAGATTCCATGTCGTTTTTCATTTCGTCTCTCATTTTCTGAAACTCAACTTTTAACATTCCTCTTAAAAGTTTTTGTTGTGATTCAGTTTCAAGAACATCTTTTCGTATTTCATTGTTAGCATCATCTACTTTCATCTTAATACCTGCTTGTACTAATTGACGTTGCAAGGTTTCAATAGTTCCATCTTTATCTTTAGTAGATTCTTGCATCGATTGTAATTGACTTTGCATTTGAGATAATTGAGACTTTCTTTCAACAATTTTATCTTTGTTTCTAATGTCTGTTTCAGCTAACATTGCAATATCATCAATTAATCCAGATTGATACCATCTAAAATACTCTTCTAATAATGCCCATCTATTTAATGGTAATGTTGCGCCTGCAATTATTCTTATATCAAATCTTGCAGATGCATAATCTTTATATTTACCAATAGCTTTACCATAATCATTATATAGATTTACATTTATTCTTACTTCTTTTTCTTCATCGTTACCTGCCATAGGTTGCACGATTCTAAATACTTTTTCAATTGTATAATGTTTTTGAGCCATCATTTTAAATACTCTACCTATATGTTCGAGTGATGGTTCTACTATACTATTCATCCATGCTTTTAATCTACGAGTACCAAACTCATCGTTTGCAAGTAGACCTCGATATGTTTCTGCTTGGTCTTGAGAGAATCCCATCATTGCACTAGGTACACCACTAATATATTCTGCATCTGATTTACCTTGTTGCACAACAGTAAAGAATGCATTATTAATTGGAGCTGGTTGTATTGGAGTAGGTGGAGAGAATCCACTTCTGTATTTTAACAATGCTCCAGGCGCTGATGAATACTTTTCCCATTCATCTTCAGGGACTGAACCCTCTTCATACATCCATCTAAGATTAGAAGATAAATTTGCATTGTGAAGCATTATTTGATGTGCTTTATTTATTTCTTGTTGTTTACCTATAAGTGGAGTTACTGCACTCATTGGATATGGAGTTCCTGTGTACATATAAGAAATTGGTACAATAGGATATTCATTTATAGGAATAATTGTTTCATATAAGAATGTATCGTCTCCTACACTTACAGTCTTTACAATCCTATTTTCATAAAACTCTACAGAATCAACAATGTTTTTAGAGAAGTTTTTATCTGCTTCAAACTTTTTATACGATGCTTCACTCATTACTTGTTCTTTAATAATGGTAGCTTCGTCTCTAGCTTGAGATATTAATTCCATTTCTTTTTCTCGTATTGCTTGAGCAGCCATTTTTTGAGAATTGTCAATCATTAATCTTGCTCGTTCTGGAATTATCTCACCTTCTTGAGCTTGTTGTTCAATTTGCATTTGCTTCTCAATTAAACCTACTTCTATTTCTTGTCTAAAAGATTCTAATTGTTCTTGTACTTGTTCTTTTAACATAACAAGTTGAGATTCAGAAGGTTCTATTTTAATATATACATTTCTGTATTTAAATTTTTTCTTACTATATGTTTCATAGTATGGCACAATGTCATCGTCTTCAGCATCCATGTTAATACCATATGTCAAATCTTCTGATTGAATACTATCTGTAAAGTCAATATCTCTTTGTGAATATGATATTACATCACTTCCTTTTGTTACTTTTTTAATCTTTGCTTCAAATTGTGGTAACATATTAACAAGCCTTGCTCTAGCAATATTCTTTCTTATTTGAATAAAGTTTGCATCTCTAAATAAAAAATCTCTACTAGCAGGGTCTACAAATACATCATAAGGGTCAAGTCTTTTAAAACAAACTTCACCTACTCCTCTATCTGCATCTTTATCAATATCTATAAGAAAATAACCTACTCCTTTAGTAAGTGAGTCTAATATTACTTGACTATATAAAGATTTACCATTTGATAGATACCAACAATAATCTGCTACATCAGCATGAACTTGAGCAACATCTACATCGTCTCCAGTTGCTCCTACTGCTTTCCACTTAGGGTCGTTAGCAGTTACAAAGTATTTCATTATTTCTATAATAGGTGTTATTCTATTTATAGTAAATGTTGGCATTCCAGATTCTTCCAACATCGTAAGTTCTTCTTT